GTGACATACTGTGGCAATTCACGGATACGCTTTAACAGTACATCCACATCAAGCTCTGCACTAGACGTTACATAATCTTTTGCATCAAAATAATCAATGCCTTTGATATCTGCAACCAACGTATACACGTTGCCTTTGTAACCACAGGAGAAGCAGATGTGTGCTCCAGTTACGGAGTTAATCCACCACGACGGATTGTGGTCTTCTTTTCCAGTGCGAGCTTTGTGCATTGGACATAACCCTTGTACCTCTTCACCTCTCTGAGAAACAAGGGGTATATCCAATGAAAGTAAAACTTTTTCTACATCAACCATTATTATCCCAGTTAGAACAGAACTCACAACTCATCATTGCTGACTCATCGTGGAAACATCCTGTTTCCCACTTCCAAGTTAGTGAGGTTTCTTTTGGTGGACAGTTACGGGAAGCAACAACTTTTAATAAACGAATTGAGTCGTCTTCTTCAACAGGCTCTAAACCCAAGATAACATCTGAGTCTTGAAAGAATGAGGATGAGTAACCAATAGAGTCAGCAGTAACTTTTCCAGCACGCATCTTCCATAGTAAAGTCTGAGTGGTAATAACAATCGGCTTGTCAATCTTCTGCGCTAAGCGCTTTAGTGCACGAGTAATGTTAGTGATTGCTTGAGGAGTATTCATCTCACCAGTCAAATCATCAAGCATTAAATAAACACCATCTACAAAAACAATGTCTGGTTTTAACTGCTCAATCTTTGCTGACAAAGCAGAGACCGTAATACCGTTTACTGCATCTACTAGATGAAAGGGGTGTTCTGTCTCCATAGCATTCAACATGTCAATGTAACGAGACTCTTCTTTTGGTAAAAGCTTTCCACGACGTAGTCGTCCGTGGTCAATGTGAGAGCGCATTGCGTCGTGACGCTGCTGTTGTTCGTGGTTGTTCATCTCAAAAGATTGAAACATAGGTACTTTACCTAGTTTGTGAATGTTAATAGCCACTTGCAATGCAACCTGGGATTTACCTGTTTTAGGTGGAGCAATTATGGTTACTAACTGACCGCCCTGTAAACCTGCAGTTGCTTCGTCAATATCTTTAAACCCTGTAGGTATACCTAAGAACTCTTGATTTTGAATTGATTGATATTCCTTGTAACGCTCTTCTGTGTTCTTAGTTAAATCAATCTCGTGAGTACCTAGTACTCCTTGCTCATTAACCTTGGAAACGGTTTGTTCCATAGCAAGGATTGCTGCATTGTGATTGTTATCCTGTAACTGCTCAACAGCAGTTTCTAAACCCTGTCGTGTAAGCATACGACGGCGAAAATCCACCATCGTGTCCAACAAGTAGTCCATGCTGTCTTCAACATTGAGAACTTTGTAGTTTGGGTAATGGTCAAGAACAGTTGTTGCCGTGGGCACTTCGCTGTACTCACTGTAGTGCTTGCGTAAAAAAGCCCAAACTTTCTTGTTGTCATCATCTAAGAACCAGACATCTGTTATGCCACGTTGAAGTACGGGGGTAATCTCACGTTCCTTGATTACCTTGCTAACTAGTCTGTGTTCGTTATCTGCTGCCAATTACTTCCACCGCTCCCCGCATGTTTGACATTGTAAGAATGAATTCCCATTTACCCAAAGACGTGCGATGTCATTTGAACGACACATCGGACAATTTGTATTTGCAATACCAAACATAGCGCCCTCCCTCAAGGACTAAATATTATCTAACTGTACCCCTGCCGAACCATACATAGCGACTCGGCCTGGAACATCTATTACAGCCTTAAGATTAGCACGATATGGCAGAGCCCCTACCAACTCATGTGGGTCCTCATAGAGTTGCCAGTAGTTGAACGGGTTAACAACCCTGCGCTCAAGTTTCTCAAAAGCTTTATCAAGGAGCTTTTCTGTCCAGCCTTCGCTTTCAAAGCCAGCTAGCTCTAAAGAAAATGCATAGTTATTTGACAGTTGCCACAGCTTGTTAGCTGCAAGTAAATCAATCTCTCCTACCGCAAAAGAAGTCTTCTTTACCAAAAGACGTTTAGATACTTCTTCTTTTAGTTTCAGAGCTACGTCTGTTACACAGACTACCTGCGGGGAGGAGACGTTAGAGATGTCTCCGTTTTTCATATAACTTCTATCGTCGCGTAGTTAACTACAAACTCACGGAACTTCTTAGGGTCTTCGCTAGCCTCGTATGCCCACTCTTCTGGCACTGAGTTAGGGACGTTGATTGAGTAGTGACCTGTGTTTTTAATCTTGTTATTTACAAAGGAGGTGTGCTTGCAAGTGCTTTTCTTACTCCACACTGGGCAGTTGCAACGGGTTTGCTTAGACTTAGTCTCTAGCTCAACCTCAAAGATACCAACACCCTGAGCAGAGATGAACTGTTGAACAGTCATCCATTCTTTACTCATGCTCGGTCCTTTCATTGGGCGCCTCTTAGGTCTGAACCTAGTATAGGCACTCTTATAAACGCTTCGTTAGCAAAACTTGCCATTGCTTCGCTGTACTGAGATTCCCAATTTTCTAAACGAACATTGGTAGTAACAATTGTAGGCAATCCCTTGTCGTAGCGCAGTCTTAGAATCTCATCAAATGAGGTGTCGTCATACTTAGAACCGTATTCTTTACCTAAATCATCAAGTATTAATACTCTTACGTTTAGCCAGTCAAAACGGCAACGACCGTGAAATCCATCTAACTCATAACTCATCTCGCGTTTATCTTCGCCATCCATATCAAAGGTTGACTTCTTACGAGAAAGAAACTCTGGATAGGTCATATAGTAAACAGGGCGAAACTTTAACCCATACTCAGTTGAGTTTAACCCTAGAAGCTTGCTTGCTAAAGCATCATCATCTGGCAAGTTACGGACAATCTCCATCGCTGCAACAACAGCGTGTGTTGTCTTACCAAGACCAGGGCCGCCATCAAAGACAAGCCCTACGCCATTTACACCAATGTTTCCAATGCTTTTAATAACATGACCTGAAGTCACATCATCAACCCAAGAAGATAACTCTCCTGGAAATGACCCTACTTTCTCAGTAATGTCACTTGGTTCTAAACCAATAAATCTGCGAGGAATGTTTGAAGTGCGTAGTAACCAATGCTTTTTTAATGGAGATAAAGTATTTATGTCATACATCTGTATTGCCCCCCAATTCTTTTTCTAACTTTACTCGGCCCTCATCCGTTATTCCAAACCGAGGAGTTAAATCTTCATCGTAATCAACTGAAACAAGCCCTAACGCAAATAATCTCATTAGGGCTTGCTCTAGTTCTTCTTCTTCCAATTACTTGTCTTCGTTTTCCTTAAGCCAAGCAGCAAACGCAATTGGGCGTTCTGCTTCTGGTACGGAGTGTTCTTCAAGGTATTCCAAGAAGTCAGGGTCCTGTGTCAAATTAGGCATTGGTGTTTCTTTCTCTAGTAAAGCTTCGTTAAATGCGTACATTAGGCTTTGAACTCCAGTTTTCCTACAAAAGCTGTAGGTTTTTCTGTTGTCTTATCAAGTTTTGTTGGTTCCAACTTCACACTCTTACGAGGTGTTAGTGCTAGAACTTGTGATTTAATCCAACGCTTACCTGCTGATGCGTTCTTCCATGCTGCTTCTGCACTTACAGCTTCTGCTGGTTGCATTGAGTTTGGGTTTTCATCATCAAGCATTGGAGTAAGAAGGCTGACGTTAGCCAACCATGCGCCACCTTGTTCGGTGTTTAGGACGAGTGTTGCTGTAAAAGTTTTTGTAATCTTTTTTGCCACGTTTAGTTTTCCTTGCCTTTCAATCGGTTTTCATGTCGCTCTAGCTGTGCACGTCCACTCAAAGAGTTTTGGAATACACGACCGTCACTGGCAGTGAGAGTACCAGATGCTGGCGTTGTCTCAATCCTAGCAGTAACTTTGTTTAATCCGAGATTTTCTCTTGCTTGGTTCATCTTCGTGCCGAAGGAGGCAAGGTACTTTTTGTAAAGGTGAGGAGCCTCATCCCCAATATCTTTGAAGTTACGCTCATCCTGCATGAACAACCGAAGAAGTTCAAGCTCTATAAGCGGGGTAGTTCCGTACTGTGAGCGGAACTTTCGGATTGCTCCTGATAGCGATTTGACGGAGACGGTACCTGGAAGTAACGGGTATTTACGGCCCACTTGGTAACTAAACTCTGCAGCAACGTCCATTGCTGTCCATTCGTGCTCTGGTCGCTTGCCTCTGGTTTTAGGGTCGCTCTTGCGTATCTTCGGCTGCGGGGCATCTTTTGGTTCAACGAGTCCAAAGCCTGCCAGAGAGTCTCCATCATCTTCCCATTTTCTCATAGGAACCCTTATCTCTTTTGTGAAACCTTCGGTTTCAGATTCTTTTAATTTATAACTAGCTTTACTACTATGGCTATTAGGTACTAATGGTCTAGTAGCTAGATAGCTAGGGTGGCTATTAGTCACATAGTCATGTGAGGTGCGGTAATTTTCTACCAACTTCTGTTCTTCCTGTTGGTAATTTTTTACCGTAATCTTTTTCCGTCCCTGATAACCGTTAGCACGCTTGGTCTGAGAAGTCTCAATAAGCCCCGATGCCTCAAGGCCTTGCAAGGCGCTACGGATGGTCTTGTCGCTTGCTTTGCCAGTCTCTACACAAAGCTGGGCTACTGTGGTCTCTACGAGCCCTCCAGGGCCCGCAGAACGGCACAATATGGCAAAGAGACGGAACTGGAAATCCGTTATCTTTGCTGAATAAGCTTCTGACGGGATGTACACAGGCTTAGCCTACTCCTCATCATCAAACGGTGAAATGTCCTTTTTGTCTATCTGTTCGTTCAGGTGCTGCACAACGGCTTGACCTAGTGACTCCATAACCGTGCTGGCTATAAAGGCGCTCATCATGTCTACGAATACTCCTAGAGCCTTATGCATACCATCATGCAGTTCATCTGGGTCCATACCCAAGAAGGGGTTGTCGTCCAATTCAATCGGGTCCATTCCGTCAGTTATATCCCAGGTGTCCAACGCAAGGTCTTCAACCGTGTGGAGTATCAAGTGGTCATTAAGGCTATCAGTCCAAACTACACCGATAGCATCCCCAGCAGAAAGTTGCCTTAACAAGTCACTTACTGGGTCTTCGCAAACGACAAATGCGTCAACTTGTTTGATGATGTGACCTACATCTGTGGCATCACTTAAGAAAGCAGTCACTTTAACTTTGTTCTCTAAGCACTTTCGTATAATGCTTTGAGAGAAGTCGTCGTAGTTTGTCTTTACTGGAAAAAGTACTTCGGGCGATTGCTCAGAGTACTTCGTGAGGAGTTCATCAATTCCAAGTGATACATCCAAGTCGTCTTCTGAAAAAACAGCGATTTTCATTGTGCTCCTAAAGAGTCGGTAGTCGGCGTGGTGTAGCTAAAACTAATGGTTTATTTATGTACTTGTTTATGAAAAGCACTATGAAAGAGATTGCTGGTACAGCAACTATGAATTTAGTAGATATCCCATAGAAGCATGTAAGTGCACCAAAGCTTAAGGGCAATGACAAGATAGAGTAAATTTTTTCCTTATCAAAAAACAGCTTTAAACCAATAGAAACAAGCTCTATTGTAAAAGTTACTGCGAGTCCTGAAAGGATTATTGATATGAGTAAGTTAACCATTGGCGCATACTACACCGCCGTGAGGTTTGTGTATTCTGGTGGAGAGGAGTTTTCATAACTTCTTAATCTCCAAAACAAGTTTTGAGGAATCCAATCCTTTAAAGTGTAACCCAAACGAGGGACTTTCAAAGGTTTGCTATTGTATACTGATGAGTAAGAGTTACCAACAGTTCCTTGCCATACCGCCCCAAAGGGATTACCACTAATTGCAGATAAGCTGCCATCAAAGTAATCAGTTGGCTTAGGTGATTTTTCTGCTTGAATTGAGTCTAAGTACAGTGTATTAGCTCCAGTTCCTGAAAAAACCATTTCTAAAGTTTCTATTGCGGAGTTAACGCCTACAAGTACAGTGTAGTAATCACGGACAAAATCAGAGGCTAATGTCACTGGGTACGGTGCTGGTGCGTCTACTGAAACAATCGTGCCACCAGAGTCACGACCAACTATTGTTAAAGTAAAGTTTGCAGTTGCTTTTTTGTAAAAAGAAAATGAGTAGTACTGCCCTTTGTCAATTGGAAATGAATTAGAGGTGTAAGACCAAGCCCCTGTTGTGTTAACAAGTTTTGCACTATGTGTTCCAGAGTATGAGGCTGTCGGGTAAGCAACGTCTTGAGTTACAGTTAACCCCGCCCCAGAAGTTGTCCAACTGTTTGTTGTATTAGTTTCAAATGTTGGATTTTTTATGAAGTTTGTTTTATCAGGGTTTAAAAAAATATCCAGAGCACGAGCTTCGTCGTATGCAACTGTTTGTCCAGATTGAACACATACCATATCTACGTAGTAAGTTCCAGCAGCAGACCAAGCAAGCTCCACACTTGCGTAAACAGCGTCTGTACTTGAGTTAGTTACCAATCCAGGAGTAGTTGTTGTTCCTGTAACAGCAGAAGTTATAGTGAAAGTTGTGCTTGTTGGAACTGTAGCTATAGTTGCGCTAGTTAAATTAAAAGCAGTGTCTGGAGAAATAAACCCTGAAATTGTAACTACTTCTCCAGCAATAAGGTTATGAGCGGAAGAAGTTGTGTAAGTTATTGTTCCAGATGCCCCTACAGCAGATGCCACACCTGTAGATACTTTTTTAGGTGTTCTAGCGTTTACAGATGTTTGTGCCCAAGTGTTTGTTGCACTAGTTGCTGTTCCTGACACAGTGCTGCCTAATTGAACTCCTTTACCGTCGTAATAAGATAGCTTAGGAGTTATAGTTCCAGCGCTTGCTGGCGATTTAACTTGAGCCGATAAAACATAATAAGTTGCAGGTGATACAGGAATTCCTTTACGTACAGGGTCTACATCACCAAGCTTCATTGACCCTGCGCCTGTTGCAACAATTTTACAGGTGTAAGTTAAATCAATATTATTTGAGTTTGTAGCTGGAACCTGCTCTGTTGATGCAGCAAATGTGGAGGTGTTTGTAGAAATCCAATTACCCGTTGACTTGTAAAAAGTAGACTCTTGAGGTGTAAGCATTAAGTTTTTAGATACAGTTAAAGTTGGTGGGTAGCCAGTTAAAGCTTCAATATAAGTTCCCAACCCTTTTAATGTGCCTTTGTTGTTGTACATAAAAACTGATTCACGAATTAATTGTTTTTGATTTTTTACTGGAAGACCAGGTTCAATTAAAAGGCCAAAGTTAGCCACTTCTAAAGGAAGCATAGAAGCAATACTTGAAACTCGTGAGTGGTCAGGAAGCAGTAAGTCTAGGTAAGTTAATGCTTCGTCTAAGTCAAACCCGTATGCGTCCATAAAGGTTGCTAATGCAGAGTTGTAATCAACTGGAGCTAATGGGGTTTGTTCAGCACTGGTAAATACTCTTGGTAAAAAATTTAATAGTTTAGAAGCTGTTTGATGGTCACCTGGAACTACTCCAGCCACATCACCAGCAGCTACCCAAGAAAAAGAAGAAGTAAAAAGAAAAAGTTTATAGTAAATAGGTTTACCAGAAACAATTGATGGAGTAGAAGCTAAGTCTTCAACCCCTCCACCGTCGTTAAACACTGTTTTAGTAAGGGTTGTTGTACTTGCTTCATAAACAATTACCCCATCTTCTGCTGTTTCTGGGTAACTATTTTGATTACGTAGTAATCTTACTTTTGTATAGCTTCCTGTCGGTACTTGCCAGTAAACGTACGCTTCTGTAAAATTGGTAACAAGTAAAGCCATTGGCTCAACTGAGTACGCCAAAAGCGGACTAACTCCATACTTGGATATTCCATATACTGCATTACCGTAATTAGCCATTTATATTCCTATCGGATATCGCCAAGGATAAACCAGCTATCGGTCCCAGTCTTTATACAAGTTGCAGCCGAGTACTGCACACGAGTGTAAGGCGCAGCAGCAGTTGCTCCTGCAGAAACAATACTGGTTGTCCCAGGAGTTACGGCAGAAATAGTCGTTGTTCCAGCCCCAAACTGTGCAACATTAAGTTTTGTTCCAATTGGGAATGGTACGCTTGCGTTGGTTGGTATTGAAAACACATTAGCAGTAGCAACAGTCATAGTTACTAATTTATCTGCATCAGCAAGAACTGCAGTGTAAGAAGCTGTTTTTCCGTTAATACTTATGTAAATCTTTGGGTCGTTTAATGTTGGGGAAGTGCCAAAAGACGTTAAAGAAGAACCAGTAATTGTGCTTTTAAGTGTAGTTCCAGCAAGTGTCTCAGCAGCAATAGCTGCTACTTGTGCACGGGTATTTGAAATACCGACTTCAATGTTGTTAATACGGTCTTTAACTGTTGACCAGGTAGTAGTTGAGGTATCAAAACCAGTTGTTCCCCAACCAGAGCTTGTTAATGGGTAGGTTCCAAGAGTTGTTTCAATAGCCGTAACTTCACCTTGAAGGTCGTTGATATGAGACGCAATAACTGTGTCTGTAAAATCAACTTTAGAGCTAAAATCGTTTTTAATATTTCCTGGATAATATACTGCCATGATTTACCTTTCCATCGTAATGTTGTATTTTCTCTGGTTTATGGGGCAATTACTGGTTAAACTGGGTGTGTATGACTAATACTTGCTTTAGTTACTATTTGCGCTTCTAGAGATGTGATGCGTGTTTCATGGTCTTTTAAAGTTTTAGCCATTGCTAAAAGGGTTTTTGTAAGGTCAACTACTTGAGTTCCATCAGGCTCAGTAGAGACAATCAGGTAGGAAGTTAATCCTGCTAAAGACGTTGAGTTTGAAAGTGAAGACACCAAGTAAGGTTTACTTGCTTCTTGATGTTTACCAAAAGACCCAATCCAAACAGGGTATTCAGAATTACCAGATATGTAAGAAACCCACACTCCTTGACCCACCATTGGTGGAGAGGTGTGTATACCGTGTGGTTCAACAGGCCAAATCCAATCAGTTACTTCAGCCCCAGTAGCTTGTGGTACTAAGACCTGTAATCTTCTTTGGTTTAAAGGGTCTTTATTGTTTTGAACAACTCCCCTAAAAAAGCCAAGGCTTTTAGAGTAATCATCCACTGTACGCACCAATGTTCATGTTGCTCTCTTTAAATCTAAAGATTTCGTTTGCAAAACCATTTAGAGGAGAAAGTCCTGTAATGATACCTGTACCAGAAGCAGTTCCAGTAGTTGCGTTTGCTACTACAATTCGGTAATCGTCAACAGCGACTATTGCTGCGCTAGAAACGTTAAACCCAGTTGCAGAAAGCGCTGAAATAGTTACCGTTCCTCCAGCTTTCATTGCGTGTCTTTGGTTTACGGTGTAAGTAATATACCCCGAAGCAACGGTGTCTAAGTTGTAACCGACTTTAACGTTAGTTGCATTTCCAGTAATAGTTAACCCATTTTTATATAGAGAAGCTATTTTTGCTGTTTTAATTCCTTCTGTTTGATTTAAAGCGTACTCAATGTCTTGTGGGTAAATAGTGTCTTGAAAGTTCATGCCAGTGTAACCGTATTTAAAAAGAAGTGTTTTCTTTATATTTATATCAGTTTCTGCTTGTGTGTATTGCGGTAGTTTTACGTATTGAACAGTAATTACCAAGTCGGAGTACGTTGGTGGTTGGATTGTTACTGAGCTTCCAATAAGTAATTTGTCAGAAAAATAGTCTGTAAGAGAAGATGCTAAATCAGTGTATTCGGATGAAACAGCTCCAGTGTCTGTAAGACCTGGCTGTATATCTGTGTCATTTACATTTCTACTTGGTGCAATATACACAGTTACTGATGTCCAAGTTGAGCTGTAAGCATTTGCTTTTCCAACACCCGTTACTGACAAAGCTAAATTCTCATAGTCTTCTAACGTTATAGCTCTGTTAGAAGCTCTTAAAGTAAGAGGAGCTGCAACTCGTATTTCATCATTGCTTTCTGGGTTTGCTCCGCTTAACGCCGCTGTTCCGTTTGCAACTGTTATGGCGGAAGCTAAAGCGCTAGTTTGTGAAGATGTAAATGAAGGTATATAAGAAATAGTGTTAATAATATTAGAAGAAATATTTCCTAAAGTTCCTCCACCAACCAAGTACATTGCACGAATTACTGAGCTATTTACTGGGATTGCTCCAGATACTCCGTCACCAAAATAAATAGATACAACATCGTTTCCGTCAGATTTTACTGTGTAAACCAAATCATTTGGGCCGTAATCTAGCAAGTGCTGTACTTGTGTCCATTTAGAATATATAGTTCCGTATTGAACATAAACAGAAATAGACCCATCAACTACGGGTGTATTTGGTAATTCAAAAATCATGTTTGGTTTTTGATTAGAAGTTCCAATTTGTTGTCCGTAAGTTGAGTCAGATGTAGTGTCTACTACATTTATATAGCGACCTTCTTCGGCAGAAACGGTCTGTGTGCTGGTAGCGCTTACTACTGCATCACTCTTAGTTGTAAAATAAATAGGTTTAACAACATCTGCAGTAATTAAATCGCCACTAACAACAGTTCCTTTAGGAATTGTTATAGAAGGATAAACCATAGTTGCAGCACCAGTTCCTGAAGCGGTGCCACTGACGCCCGTTACAGCAACAGTAAACTGAGTTGATGAAGCAGATGTTATAACAGCACTTGTTACGTTAAAAGTAGTTGTACTAAACCCAGTAACTGTAACAATTCCATTTAAAACAAAAGCGTTGCTTCCAATATAAGTTATTGTTGTACCATTTCCAGTAGCGGTTAAACTGCCTGAAGCAGAAGAGTTGTTGTTGTTAAAAAACGTTACGTCAACTATTGCGTTTCTGTACCCAGAAGGTATGTACCCGTAAGTTTGCGCAATATTTAAAAGGCTATTTCTTTGAGTAGCAGTTGCAAGAGAAAATTCATTAGCTGTTCTGTCAATGTAATAAGAGATTAAATCACCCATATAAGCAAAAGCTTCTACAAGAGCTACACCAAAATCAGATGGGTCTGAGGCTGTCCACTCTGGTATACGGTCTTGAATTCGTGCTATGAGTTGTTCCCGAATTGAGTAGTAATCTCTCCCTGTGTAATCAACGGAGATTGGGATAGTAGATACTGGTGTTACGCTCATTTCAACTCCTCATACATTGGAAGCGTTCCTCGGATAGTTATATACCCAATGGATAGTTTGTTTATTTCTTGATTGGGAAGTGCGTATGTTACTGTTACTGTTAAAGAGTTATTGTAAGTATCTTGTTCAATAGAGACGTCTTTTAACGTTAATAACTTTATTTGTTTACCAAAAGCACGTGTTACTTCTTCTTTAATTTCAACAGCCGCATTTTCTACGTTATTAAACAATGAAAAAGGAATTAAAGTGCCAAAAGTTGGTCGCATAACTCGCTCACGAAGAGAAGTGCCCAACACAGAACGAACTTTGTCTGCCCAAATTTTTGACTGGTCAGTAGTTGTTCCTATTGTTCCAAAAGTGTCAATAGAAAATGGAAGGGAAATTGTTTTTTCAAATATCATTAAATTGCTACCCACCTTCTTGGAACGACGTTATACCCTGTTGATGACTGACTTACCATTGGTTCTGGATTACTTAGTTTATACGTTGTCGGTGTGTTTGCACCTGTTGTAATTGCATCATTTAAATTTACAGTAGGAACTGTTCCAGCAGAAGACGGTCTTAAAGCGGAAATTTGATTAGAACCACTGCCATCAGTTACGCAGTTAAATTCTACCTTGTATTTACCGTCCGCATTTAGTGTGTGGATTACATTGGCAACAACCCAAAACCCGTCACTTGTATCCCCAGTTCCTCGTACTTCCAGTGTTTTCCATGGAGCAATTCTTGGGTCACCTTGACCAAAACCATAGCCAGGAGTAGATAACCTAGAAAGTTGAGCTTTTGCATTTGCAAGGCTTTGAGATGTAAGACCATCAGTTACAACTGAGGCTGTATCAATATCAAAAAACAAAGGATTTTTATTTTTTGTTCTAAGATTTTTTCCAACAGAATTTGGTGAGGATGTTGATTTGTAAATTTTTCCTGTTATAGGGTCAACTCCACCCACAATTTTTACTGCTTTTGTATTTCCGCGAAAATCTCCGTAATCACTTTGAACGCTTTCAAAGTGGTCTAAAGTTTGAGAATTAAACTGGTTTGTAGGAGTGACGTTTGGGTCTACAAACGCCATCACAGGAATAGTAGTTAAAAATTTATCTACAATTACGTCTATAGGATGAAAATGAAGTTCTACCCCAATTACTTGACATGCAAACCCCACTGACTTAGCTAACTCTTGTAACTTTTGCCATTGAGAATGCCCTGAAAAAGATATTTGAGGAAACCTAATGTCGGACTGTGTAACAACTGGTTTTAACTTATTGAAAATAGCAATGTCTGTTGCTACTTCACTTGCAGTAGCGTTTTTCCATATTTTTTGTCGTTTTTCTTTAAGGGGAAAAGAAGCTCCTAGACAAGTGATTGTTAAAGGTTTTTGAATAGCAGATGATGTTGGATATTCTAAATCAGAAACATACCCAACAAAAACACCTGAAACCGCATCGTTAGACCAGGTTACTTCTACAGCAACTCCTGTTGATAAAGCTTTTAAATAGCTTAAGTTTATAGTGCTGTAAAATATCTCTATTACGTCATGTTTGCCTATACTTTGAGTAATAGTTAAAGAGTACGGAGATTGAGTAAACCCAGGAAAATCTGGAAATACAACAGTAAAACTATTTCCGTATCTATTTTGACGTTCTGGGTCACGCACTAGGAATCCTTATTTGAGTACCAGGAGTGAGATTAGTTGGGTCAATAATCTCTGGGTTAATATCTAATATTGTATGCCATAAACCAGGGTTGGACAAAAACCTGTTTGCTAAATTATCTAAACGGTCATTTTCCACCCACTCATACATAAAATACTTTTTTGTATAAGTAGGAAATCTTCTAAAACAAGTTAAGTTATATTGAGCTTTTCTAGAATCCCATGCTTTAAAAATAATAGAATCAGCGTATCTGCTATCTAAATATATCATTTAAATTCCTTAACTAGTAGGTGTTGTTTCTGGAGAATAAGCTGTTGGGTCAGTAAACGCATCTGGGCTGTCGTAGTACCTAGTACAAATAACATTTACTGTTGTAAGGATAGGAACCATTCTTTCATTAAACATCATGTGCTTTAAGTCTAAGCTGCTTACACGTACGAGATAGCGTAGTCCTGCACCTAAGTGAAGTTCCATAGGGATTGGTTGTAACCACCCTCTATCTGCAGTCATACCATTTAATCCAGATTGATAATCAGCGTAGTATCCGCCCATTGCTCTGAACAAATACTCTAAGTCGTACATAGTTCCGCGTTTCCATATAGTTGCTCTCTCTTCAAACGAAGGCTCTTCAGAAAGACCGTACGGACTATTTAAAGGAGGTGTCTTTAAAATTGGAACTGTTTGTGTTCCATCAGGAGGGTACCGAACTTGTGAGTAAGCATTAAAATCATAAGGTTGGTCATTTCCAAATGTGCCATTAACGTATGAGCCGTCTTCCTCTAAAATGCCAAGGTCTTCAATGCGATTTAGTAAAATTGTAAACGCAATTGTTCCTTTCATTAAACCTACAGCTACTCCTGACATTCCGTTGGAGTTACTTTGTGCATATTCAGGAGAAAATGCATCAACAATTCCCCAAGCCATTGTTATATCGGTTGGGTTGTATAAGAATCTAAACCCATAAGGTTGGTCATTTCTCTTCTGACCTTTTGCTACAGATGCTGAGTAGTTAGCGTTTTCTGCGTAAAGTCTACTCATTTGAAGCGTGCCCCTAGAAGGCGTAACACCTTTCCAAGCCAATCTAGCGTTATTAAAGTCATTAATTGGAGCACCAAGTAGTTCTGGTTTTAAAAGAGAAGTTGCTTGAGGACCAGTAGGATGCAAATATGCTTGTTTTAACATAGGTAAGTTGTACTGATAAATAAGTTTATCAGCATCTCCAGAAGAAACCTTAATTGTAGGTATTTCTACTGGCCCAGTTTGCTTTGTGTACTTTGCTAAATCTGCTTTAAATCCTTTAAGAGCATTTGTTAAAGCAAGTATTTTTGCTTTACTTGCAGTTGCTTGTTTTGTCCAATTTGTTTTTTCAAGTTCAAGTGCATTAAGTGCTTGCGTTTGAACTGCGTTTGGTACTCCAGAACCTTCAGGTTTTAACTTTGGTGTCTGTGCTTTTTTATACGCAACTATTGCAGCTTGTTTTAACGCCACATTTCCTTCGTATGAAGCTAGTTTAATTTTTTCTATAAGAATTGCGTCTTCGGTATCTTTAACACGAGTAGTTCTTACAGCAGCTCCTGATGCTTGAAAAGAAGCAGTTATATTATCAAGAACTGGAATACCTGTTGGTCGTCCTGGAGTGTAGTTTGGAGTTGCCATTAGTTACTTCCTAACTTATAAAGTTGGTTGTCTTTTTCAAGATACTTCTTCAAAGTTTTTGCAAAAGCTTCTGCTTCTTGTTGGTTAGCTTGTTGAATTTGTAAAGTAACGTAGATGTTGTTTGTTCCGCTGTTTGAAGATGTTGCATTTGTATTACGTGTAGATAGCATACCAGTGCCAGAAGTTGCATCATTGACATTGATGTTAAAGCCATCGTTTGGACCACCTTGTACTGCTCCAATACCGAGGCTTGCTCGTTTTCCTGCAGCTTTATCACTTTGGTCTTTTGGTCGTTCAAACTTTCTCATAAATAGTGCTGCAGCATCAACAATTCCTATATTTGGGTCTTGAAGTTTCTTAACCATATCTGGATAAGTTTTCATTTCTTTTAACAAAAATGCTTTTTGAACTTCAAGGTCCGTATAATCTTTACCCATAGATACAGCAAACTTCTTTAGGTTATCTCCACGGCCTTTATGCCATTGAGCAATGCCAAATGAGGTTCCGCCATCTCCAATTGAACCAGTGCTAAGACCAGACTCTTGGATTAAATTACCAAGAATACCTGTAGCCCCATTACTACTAAACCCTTGAGACATTAACCAAGCGTGTAATTGTTTACCACTTGCTTTAATCCCCTTAGACACATTTGCTGCGTTGACTGATGCTCCAGCTGCACTAGACCCTGTTCCTTTTTTACCGTCGCCCTTATTGTCTGGGTTGTAAGTTTTTGGGTCAGTAGGAACTTTGCCTTTACGTAGTTCAAAGTGAAGGTGAGGACCTGTAACACGGCCTGTTGAACCAGATTTTCCAATCAAGTCGCCAATTTTAATTTCTTGACCAGAACGAACTACTTTTAAGTTTAAGTGACCATAGATAGAGGAGTAACCATCTCCATGGTCAACTTCTACTGCAATACCTAAGTCTCTACTTAAATTTCTTTCTACAACTTTTCCAGCAAAACGCGCATAGACAGGAGTACCTGTTGGCATAGGAGTGTCTTCACCTGTGTGATAGTTCAATGCTCCAGCCATTGTCATTGACGGGTCTTTTGCACCAAACCCAGCACCCATAGTTTTAGAGATAGATGTAGCACTCATTGAAGAAGCTAAAGGTCCACTAGCCATTGGTTGAGAGCCAGAGCTAAATGAAAATGAGTTTACGCTAGGAGTGTTTCCTCCAACATTGGAGAAGAAACCAGAGGTTGGGCCACCTCTATTTTGAGAGTTAGTTGTTCCGTACTTTTGTCCACCATAGTAGTCACCAATCATATTAATAGATTCTTTAAACCTGTCCCAAAATGAAGCTTTTTTGTGGTCTTTATCCCACTTTGCTGCATAAGCTTTCATTTCTTCGTCGTGACTAAGTTTATAAACATCATACGAGGATGTAGCAACAGTTAGGGGTATAGCAACTTTTCCAGCTACACGACTTGCCATTGCAAGTTTTGAAGCTTTAGCAGCCGTTGCTGCTGTTTCCGTCACTGCAGTTGCGCTGTGGCTTGCAGCTCCTGTTACAGGGTCTATAACAATTTTTCCAGTATTTGCTGCTGTTGTTGCTGCAGTTTCAAGAGCTGTTGTTTCAGCTGCTGCTCCTCCTTTAAGTCCTTTAAGGTACTTTATAAGTTTAGAGCCAGCATAAAGCTGTGCTCCACCTTGAGCAACACTTTTAACTATGTTCATAACGCCGTTACCAGACTTTGTACCATTAAAAGTTTGTAAAGCGCTGTTCATTTGTACAATTAAACTAGGAGTTTTTTCTAACGCATTATTTAAAATAACTAATGCATCAGCAGCTTTTTGTGCTCCTGCTAAAATGTCTTTTTCAGTTTTTTGAGTAAGTTTTTCTTCAGAACCTTGAATTTGAAGAAAAGGGTTTAAAGGATTACCAGAAGTGTTTACTGTATCAAGATTAGGATTTTTACCTGTTACTGCTAGACCCATTTCAGCTTTCATCTTAGTTAACTGTGCGCCTTGAATTCCCATAGTTCCAAGCTGGTAATCAAGGTTCATACCCATTGAGTCTTTAGCAAATTGTTCTGCACCAATTTTGCTTACATCTTTGCCTGGATAAAAAATACGCTGCAAAATGTCTTTAGAAATATCTCCAGATTTACGGAGGTTTCCTTTGTCGTCGTATTGACGAATACCATACTGGTAGAGCTGAGCTCCAAAACTTCCTGTAGATGTTGCTCCTACCGCTTGTGCGGCGCTGGCGTTGTCCATGTTCAATGCTTTAGCAGCTGCTCCCACGTCGCCAAGACCCCGTGCCATATTTGAACTACCAGGCATATAACTAAAACTAGTAAGAGTTCCAAAAGCTTCAGCAGTACCTGTAGGGCCTGTAATTCCGCCCCGCATAGCCGCCATTGTGTTTAGCTGGTTTTGAGTACGGTTAGTACCACCAAACATCGCTGAAGAGCCGTAAAAAGAACCAGCTCTTTGAGCCACATCCCCAACGTTAGGGAGCATACCCATACCCGCACTAACAACCCCAGTAACTGTTTGTGCAACACCTGCAGCTATACTAAATTTAGCTTCGCGTATACCCATATCTAAATACTGAGTCTGTATTGCTGAAGCTGTTTTTTCGTAATTGCTTAACTGCGCATTTGAGCTTGGTTTAGCCGCACCCATAGTTGTGCTATTTGAAAACTTAGGGGCATTTGTTACGCTTGATTTTGCAAATACAGGTGTACCAACACCGTTACCAAACTGACCGCTTTTTTGGAGCACAGCATTGACGTCCCCAAATGCTGATGGCCCAAGTCCTTTAATCTTTTTTAAGACGTCATAGACACCAGAGAGTTCTTTTTTAAGGGAGGTGACAGAAGAGGTAAGAGTTTTAACATTACCCATAAAGTTAAATGCCACTGCTTGTCCTCTCTGCCTTTGCCTTGGCTAGTTCTAGCCAATTTTGTCTCTCTCTTACTGACATATCTTTTATGTCAGATAGTGTCCATCCCGTATGTATGTCGCTTAGAACTGCCCATTGTGAGAATAACTCTAAGTACGACGTATAACTACAAGCGAAACAAGGTTCCCAAATTAATGGAGACCGTTACCTCGCCTTCACACTCAGGGCACGTAACTGTGATGTCAGTAAACTGAGGTCCAGGAACTCGTTTGTTAATTTCTTTTACAATACTCTTTCTATCTACCATTCCAAGGTTTTGTACTTGTACAGGGCTATAGACAGGGTTTTCGTTTATCTTTAAAATGCAATCTTCAAGAAGAATTGTTGTTTGCTCTGCCTCTGTTTTATCAGCATTTTTAATAAGCGCTTTTTGAGTAATACCAGTTGGAAGAGAAACTGTGAATAGGTCTTTCTTTCCTTGTACAGTAAAAACACGGTCATTAATTGGGTCTGCTAAAACTTTTACTTTAATATCTTCGTTTAAATCAACCGTTACAATCTTATAGTCTTCGCACTTTGCGCAGTAAGAGGGGATGTCAACAGTTGTTCCAAAAGTTGATTTAATAATGCCTAGGAGAAGAGCATCTAAGTCTCCCGCTAGTAATCTATCTAAAACAGATTCTTCCGCTTTAAGGTCTCCAATAGAAACTGTTCCACGTTGAATTATTGTCCCAAGAGCTTTACCTACGTTAGATGCTTTAGCAATTGCTTCTTCATCGCGACCATTTAGCTCTCGTACCTCTGCAGTACGGAGGACCTCCCCAGCGGGTGTTAAAAACCCGCCAGGAAGCTCAACCGTATTATCTGCAGGAGATTTAATTTCGGGATTGAAATCATCTTCAATCTGTTCATTAATGACTTGGTTTAGGAGATTGTTAGCCATTGCGGGATTAGCCGCTGCACTGATTGTTTTCGTTGTCATTTTATTCCTTTGTTAGATTAGACTGCTTTTGCTTGAGTTGCATCTGGAATTGCGCCAAAGATAGCTGAAGCTCCACCATCGGTGGCTAGTGTTGTTCCAAAGTTAACATCAAAACCTTCATGTACAAGGGTCATTTGCTCTACGAATAAAGCATTGTCTCCTGCATTAAGGTCTGAGTAAGCAAGGGATGTAGGCCAGCAGTTATACACTTTAAAGCGCATAGCTACGTGGTCCGTTGGGGGTGTTGTGTCTCCAGTTCCTTCTCCACCAACTCCTGGAATTGGATGAGATAGAACTTGGATATCTAGGTCGCAACGGAAGTTTTGTCCAACTCCACGTGAACCAGCTCCACCCTGAACTGTTGCAAACATATCTCGCATCCAGTCAAAGTTCTTGCGTTGTCCAAGCATCATTCCACGCTGTAGCGTAATAGGAGCAAACGTTGTTTGTCCTGGAATTTGGTGAACGGTAGTGTTGTAACCACCTTCACGGTAAGGAATAGAATCTGTTGTTACAGCCATTCCTGATACTGAAGTAAAGCCCATTACCGCTGTACTTGCTGCTAGTGCGGTAGTTGCTGGGCTTGCGCCAGTTTGTGCAGTAAACGTAACCAAAAACCTAAAGTTACGTAACGGGTCTGTAATTAGGCTTGAGCGATTATTAGTTATGGTAGCCATAAGTTATTATCTCCTTGGTTAGTTCAGCGTTTTTTGGCTGAGGTCAATGACGATAAACTCTGCAGGGTACTGCAGTGCGACGCCAACTTCAATGTGGACTTCACCTTGAGCGATTAAGTTTGCAGGATTATTTTCTGCGTCGCACTTGATGAAGTATGCTTGTGCAGGTCCTCCACGTAGACCTCCTTGATTACGATACTCGTTCAGGAATGAATCAATAACGTTATTGATTTGCATCCATAGGCGCTCATCGTTGTTTTCAAAAATTGCAAACTCAGTAATAGCTTTTAGACGTGCCTTGATGTAAATCAAGGAACGACGCATATTTACATAGCGGTTTGCAGTTCCATCTTGTAGAAGAGTGCGAGCACCCATAACTACAATTCCCGCACCAGGAATCTGGCGAAGAGGGTTTAGAGGTGCAACTGAACCTGTTCCTGCAGCAGGAAGACCAACGTTCATTCTGTCTAGTTCAGCTGTTGTAAACACGCGCTCTAAAGCAACGATTCCAGCAACTGGGCTTCGTAGACCAGCAGGTGCTTTAAACACTCCGATGCTTGCATCTGTTGCAAGGTACTTTCCTGCAACGGCTCCTGAAGGACCTGTTAGACGCAGTGCGCCATTTCCACGGCCTACTGGGTCTGCAATGTACCCGTGTGGGTAATACATAGCAGTTGAGCTCTTACCACTAAGTGCTTGAGCTACAGCAATTGCAGCATCCACAGTTAGTCCAGAAGCTGTTTCTGCAACATAGAATCCGTTGTTAGCTTCAGCCCATGCAGCTGCTGCTGCTGTAACTGTTGCAGTAGATGTAGGTACTACAGCATAGATGTTTGGTGTAAAGATTACTAGAGGACGATTGATGAAGTTGAACTCATTCCAAACAGCAGTTGATGTTGAAGCATAAGATGTGTAATCAGCTGCAACTACAGTTGAGCCATCTCCACCATTTACTGGTGAACCACTGACTGTAAGCGGGTAAACAGCTGGAGCGGGAACACCAGCAGCGTTACCGCTAATAGTAATGTACGCAGAAATAGTGTTAATTACTGTGTTTGCATAATCGGAACTTGTTGCAAACGTTGGGTCAAAAATAACGTTTTCATAACGCTCAAGCAAGAAATCGTTTGCAGTATTTGACGATGTTCCTGCAACGGTTTCCTTAGTAAGTGTTAGAGTGTAAGTGCTTGCAACGGTACCAGCCGTAATTTCTACACGAAGGTTAGTGCCATCTGCTCCACGGCTTTTAGCAGTAACAGTAAACACAGCTACTGAACCAGCGGTAGACACTGTTACAGAAGCATTTGATGCGTTTGATGAAAGGATACGCTTTACGTATAAATCACGACCACCATTAGCAAAGAATTGAGCAATTCCAAAAGTTGATGGATATGCGGCGTTGTATCCTCCAAAATACTTGGTAAATTCATACCAAGAATTAACAAGAGTTACGGTTTCTGGACCTTGAGCAAGCGGTGCAGCAACTGCACCTGCAGCATTAGCTGCAGCTCCAGCTCCAATTGGTGCGGGTAGTAGGCGCTCACTAATGTAAACACCTGGACGGCTATAAGCCATTGTTTTCTCCTAACTAGTTGGGTAGGGGTTCCGTATTGTTATGAATTAGTCCATGGATAAACGGCATCAAACGGAGATTTAGTTTGTCCTTGAAAAAACGTCCCAGTTGTGCCAGTGCCGATAACTTGTAACGTCTTGTACACTTGTGTATAGGTTTGTGAGGTTATCTCGGACGAGACTCTCACTGTGAAAGCATTTACAAATAAACGCTTTCCTTGCTCTGTAACATCTCGCTTTGAGACATCCAGAAGGTCTAGACGACGGACTGTTCCATCATCTGGCTCCAATACAGCAAACCGCATTGGAATCTTATTGGTTAACATTTGCGACAGAATTTGACGGTCGTGTCGCGGTTGACGAGAGTACGTAGTTACTTGGTAATCAATGTTTACTGGGATAGGCCAGTGGATATACCAGTCATCAGTTGTTGCGTTATATGCAGCATCTCCCGATGGGTCGGTAGTGGGGTTTGGCAAATAAGAAGGCTTTGCTAAACCGCGATGAGCACGGGCTGGGTCTTCTGCAATATCAATCATGTCAATTGTGACGTAAGGGTATGACTGCTCACGGATTTCCTGGTCAGGTTGTCCAAAGTAAACTTTTACACTGCGGGAGGTATTGTCATTCGTTGACTTTTGGTCAACTACGGTCATACCCAAAAGAAGATTACGCAAAGCTTCGTCTTCTGAAAGTAGAAATGTCATAATTCGCCTCCCATGTGCTTTAACATTCTTCCAACAAGGAACTCTTCAGCTTCAGAGGTGTTGTTGGAGAAGCGTCGCATAGCTGCTGTAGGGCGGCTATCTTGGGTGCCGTATTCCAAGTCATTAATTTCCTTGGTGTGCTTTTTATTAGCAGCAATTTTAAATTCGCCCTCGTGGTAATGGACTTTCATACCACTGACGATGTGGTCAGGCCATCCAGCTGCGCTTGCTTCGTTACGAAGGTGTGAGGAGAGATACTTAGCAGTTTCGTGACTGCTCTTATCTAGCGATGTATGAGCGTGGGTGTCAGCCATTATGTACCTTGTTTTTGGTAAGGCAAAACAACATGAATAAACCCCTTATACAACGCAAGCAGTTGGGACTGCACAGGCCCGCAGCGGGTTACTGATAAGCCTATGATAAAGAAGAAAGGCCCCTTTCGGGGCCTAACTACTTACTTCTTTTTTGCCTTTGGCTTTTCTTTTTTTCCTTTGGGTTTTTTATCAAACTTCTTGTTTGCTGCAGCAAGGGTCTTCATACCGTGCTTATCTGCTGGCTTCATACAGCCACAGGTTGCGCACACTACTTCTTCTTCTTTCGTAGGGCAGCAAAGTCAGAGCCTTCTAGCTTGCCGTCTTTGTCTGCATCAAGCTTACTTTGCTTACCTTTTAAAGGTGACTTCTTTGATTTACATGCCTTACAGGTACCGCAAGTACAGGCCTTTTTTGACTTGGACTTTGGGCCTTTGCCAAAACCTGGCTCGCCCTTTTTCTTTCCACATCCACATGCTGCACACATCTTATTTCCTATCTGTAGTTAGAGGTTTTTTTAGCTATCTTCTTTGGTTGAGCTACGAACTGCTTTCCTTCTTTATTGCCTTTTGCTTTTGCTTTATTAGTTGCAGCTTTCTCTGAAGAAGATAAAGAATTCCACGCCTTTTCTGGCAGGTAACGCTTTTTACCTTTAGATTCTTTGCCATCAGAAGTGCGCCACTTTTCAGCGCCCCACTTACTTAATGACTGCTGTGACTTAGCTTTAGCCATTTTAGTCCTTGTACCCTCCGCCTGCCTTCTTATACTCAGCAGCAAGAAGTTGAGCTTTACGGGCAGACCATTCTCCTGGGTCTCCACCCTTAGAGCCAGCTTTAATCTTATTAAACTTTGCTTTGCGCATACCAGGTTTAGTGTAGTTTCCAGCCTCATTAACCTTAGACTTTGGTTTTGCAGCAGCTTTCTTTGCTGTAGCCATTACTTTGCCTTCGCTTTCTTCTTTACAGTTTTTTTCTTAACTGAACCCACAGGTACACAATTAGGAACGGACTTGCCGTTCTTCATCTTCATACCTTTTTGCTCGTATCCATCCCAACAAGGTCCTTTAGCCATTTGTTTTATGCCAATCTTTAGTCGCTTTTACTCCTTGAGCAATTGTCTTAGACCCAGCTTTTTTTGTCAGGTTAATCTTGTCGTACTTGCCTTTATCACGGTTGGTATGGTCAACAATGACCTCACCTTTTTTGTTCTTAGAAATTTTGTGAGTTTCCCGTGCAGGCTTGCCTGGGACCTTGATAGCCAGAGTTACTGGCTTTTCAACCTTAGCTTGGGTCTTTTTTGCCGCAGCCACAGTTGCCACACTTACATTCTGTCATCATTTGGTTTCCTCTTCTTCATCGTCATCTTCAAAATCAAATTCTTCATCAAATAGGTCTTCATCTAGCTCAGGCTCAAAATCTTCAAAGTCAACATCTTCAACAATGTTATCTTCAAACTCTGACATGTCTATCTCCTTTAGTTCTGTGCCATTATTACCCAGTTAGTTCCATTACTAACCAGGGTTGTCCATTTCCCTGCAGTGTTAGCAGAGAAAATTGTTGCAACAGCTGTGGTGGTTGCTAATGCTACGACGTTAGCAGATGCAGAAGTAACTGCTCCTGTGTTGATTGTTTTAAAGTTAAGAACACGCCCAGTAAAAGCAGACGCAGTAGGTAGTGTTACAGAGATAGCAGAAGCTGAGTTAAAGATTACATAAGTGTCAGTTACTGGAACTGCGTACGTAGCCGCTGTAATAGGTGTAGTCACTGCAGCAACAGCAACTCTTTGGTAAGAAGTAATATTGGATATTGGGCTAGTTACAGTCCCAGTAAATGTGGGTGAAGCAATAGGAGCTTTTAATCCAGTTTGAGCATCTAGGTAATCAAGGGCAGCATTAAGGCTTACGTCCCAGTTTAAATCTCCATCAACAGGTTTAATTAGCGGCACAATAATTACCTTCCATATCCATAGCTACCATAAAGTCCAACACCATAACCTAATACGCCATTTCCAGAACCAACGCTTGGTGAGGCGTAACTTTGGAACTGAGGGTCATTGACAAGCTCTTCGGCGTTAACCTGGTTGCAGTCAATAGTGACTACAGAATAGCGCTCTTTGTACCGTCCACGTGGCATAACCCGTGTAGGAACAAATATTTTGTCTTGAAATGAAACTCTATCTTTAATATGGATAGTTGGGTCTGTAACCATTGCTGGAAGAAGTAAGTTAATATCTGAAACTGACACAACAAGGCGCAAAGTATCTGTAACGTAGAAGCCTCGTTCGTTCATAATGTTTGTAGAACGCATCTGTTGAGCCATAATTACTGGCAGTTCAAATGGGGTCTTCCAACGACGTCCTTCACCAGGAGTGGTACTTGAGACATCGTAAATGTCATCAACCACTAAGTTTGGATTTGCGTCTAGGTATGCTTGGTCCCAAACCCACCAAGATACGGTGGTACCAACAGGGTCACGAAGGTCATCAACAATGCCCTCATCCATTGACTTACTTTCAAAGTCAATTTTAAAACGCCCTTGTACTTTGTTACCACGCATACGAGGATTATCTCTTAAAGAAGAGTAGAAAGTGGGCTAAGCTTCTGGAGTATCAAACGGGTAAAGAGTGCCAGGAACAACGCTTTCTGGTTCATCAGATACATCAACTATTAGTGGCTCACTTAGCAAGATTGAAGCTAAACGCTCATCTGTATGAAGAATATCTTGAATAACTCCATCAAGAACAAATGCAACTTTCTTAGGTGGAAGTGGGCGCTCTGGGTCATACAGTTCTGTCATTTTGTGTCCTCTTCTGATTGGTCTTCTGTATAGCTAACTGAAACTGCTTGCCATTTGTCTAAAGGACAAAATGCATTTGGGAGTTTTACCTTATGTTGCATAAGACAGCCACATTCTCTGCACTGACCTGTTAACTTAATTAGCTTTGGACAGATAGCACAAATTTCATATCGTTCTTCTGCAATAGTTGTTTCAACTCTTCCAAGGTTTTTATTAAATAAATCCCAAGGACGTGCATTACGTGGTTTGTCGCTCATTGTGCTCCTATTATGATACCGAGAAGTTGTCTACGCCTGTTCCAAGTGCTATTGTACTTGTGCCTAAAAATATACCATAGTTTCCTACTGGGGTACCTGTACCTGTTGTGGTGTAAATCTGAGTACCACCTGAGTTATAAGCGTACACAGTCCAAGAGCCCGCAGCACTTACTACTGCTGTAATTTTTGTTGGGACAGACGCAAGTAGTCCACCCGTTGTTCCGCCAGTGATAATTCTGTCTCCAGTAGCTGTAGCTGTTGGTGTAACAGCCACACCTCCAGACAAGTTTGTTCTAGTAGTCGTGTTTGCAAGACACCCACACGTTGGGTAAGCCGCTACAGCAGCAGCTGTTGTATCGTTGTATGTTGAGCCGTATGTACAGTTTGGGTAAGTTCCTAGACCAGTAGTAATAGTTGTACCAGTTGCTTGTCCTTGGTAGACAGCGCTTACGGAGGTAGTTCCATAGTTACAGTTAGGGTATGTTCCAGCGGCTGGAGTTACTTTAGAACTAACAGTTGCGTTGCTGTACGTGTAGGTTGGTGTTGTTCCTTGAGCGTAGCAAGAAGCAATTGAGCCAGAACCAGTTGATGGGTTAGGTCCGTTGGTGTTGAGGCCGCAGTCGTAACAGGTAAGTGCAGTTGCACTTGATTTAGCACCTGTTCCTGGTGAACATGTGGTTGAACATAAAGCCCCAGTTGCACCCGACCCACTTGATGGCGAAACCTCGTAACATGTAGTTGAGTAGTTAGTAGTAGGGCAACCATATACGTATGGATTTGCAGCATCTGCTGAATTACAATACCTAGTCACAACAGTTGCAGAGTAAGTACTGGCAGAACCAACATAGGAGTAAACACCGTTACCAGTACTACCAGAAACAACTTGGCACTGTGTATTGTTGTAAAGAGTTCCACTACTACAGCTGTAACAGCTGCCGTTGTACTCTGTAGTTCCAGTAGGACACACAGCAGTTCCAGCAGTACAAGAATAACAATTAGGAAAAGAAAAAGTCCCAGAGCTACAGGTATAGCACTGTCCATTAAACTCTGATTGGCCTGCTGGACAGGAGTAAGAAGTACCAGTAGTACACGAGTAGTTTCTATAAGTACAGTCAGTACAGTAGTTTGCACCAGTTGAATAGGTGTAACTATACTGTTGGTAATAAGAGCTGTAGTAAGACCCGCTTCCAGTTACCCACCAAGAAATTCCATAACCGTTAGTTACATCAGCGGTTACTGTTGCACTATTGTTACCAAAAGCTACAGCAGCTACACCTGTTGATGATGAAACTCCTTTAGTTCCGTTTGTAGACCATGCTCCAGAGTAAGAAGACCAAGGACTACCAGAAGAAGTTGTCCCTAAAGTTGCACCTGTACGGTTAAAGTCGTCAGTAATAGAAGGTAGCGGAACAACGCCTCCAGAGGTTGCAGTAGTACCTGCTCCAACAGCATTTCTTGCTTTTAACGAGAACGTATATGACTGCGTTGCGGCAAAAGCTCCTGTAACAGTAAAAGTTCCCCCCGCTGTGCTTGGGGTTCCAGAGTACGTCAAGTTAATTGCAGGGCTAGAGACAATGTCACCAGTGCTTGTTCCGCTTCCTGTTAGTGCAGTAAGGGCTGAACCATTTTGAGATATAGCACCATAGGTTAAAGTTACAGTAGTTGAGTTAACAACAGCAGCGCTCAAACTTGCTGGTGCGCTAGGAGCTGTTGCTGCAAATGGAATAATTGTTTGAGAAGTCGCAGTTGCGGTTCCAATTGGGTTAGTAATGCTCATTGGCACTGTGTAAGTAGTTCCTTGAACAAAAGAACCTGTGTAAGTTAAAGCGCCAGATGTATTTCCTACAGGGCTTACTCCACCAAAAGTAGTAGAGATTGTTGGAGAAAGAGCTGGGGAATCACCAGTTACCGCTAGTCCACCGTTGTTGTAACTAAACGTATTTGTAATATTTGTTGCGCCAGTACTGGATAAAGTGAATGTAGGGACACTTGGAGCAGTAGCAGCAGTTTTGGAGTTGCTTGCTGCAGATGCTGCACCATTTCCATTTATGTTTACCGCAAGAAGCTTTACGGTGTAAGAAGTTCCTGCCACAAACGCAGGGGTTCCAGAGGTACTTTGTGTAGTTAAAGTAATTGGACTTGTAGTACCTGAAGCAGTGGCATACGTAGTACCGCCATCCGTAGAGTATTTATATGAGCTAATTGCGGAACCACCTGTGCTAGATGGCGCAGTAAAGGTTATTGTAAACTGTGGGTTGGAGCCGTAAGCAATCCCAGTTACGTTTGCAAGAGTTCCGATAGTAGGCGCCGTAGGAACAGAGGCAATAAAACCGCTAACACCTGTTGAAGCTAAGGAATTTCCTCTTGCGTTAGTTGCCTTAACTGTGTAAGTGTAAGTTGCTGAAGCAGATTCAGTAACAATAATAGGCGATGTAGCACCAGTATTTGTTGCGCCACTTGAAGAGGTTACTGTAAAACCAGTAATAGTTGAACCACCTGTAGCGTTTGCTGTAAATGCAACGCTTGATTGTGGAGCGTTTGCTGGCTGTCCACCAACATTAGTCACTGAAGTAATTGTTGGCGCTTGGGGAACAGATGCTGGTGTAACTGAAGAGGTTGTAGTAGAAGCTACGCTTGTACCGTTAGCGTTAGATGACGTTACTGTGTAAGTTCTAGAAGTTCCAACTGTTTCAGAAATAGTGATTGGGGAGATAGTTCCAGAACCTGCTGTGGTGCTAGAAGAAGTTGCAGTATTTGTAGTAATTGCTTTTCCACCCGTTGCCTGTGGGTAAAACAAAACATAAATATCTGCAGAACCTGTGTAGGGTTGATTGTCTATAAGGAATGGGGTTCCAACATTTGGAGCCTGTGGAACCGTAGTTGCAGTAATACTGTTGGAAGCAGAAGAAGCAGAGCTTGTGCCCACAAAGTTTGTAGCCGTTACCGTAAATGTGTAAGCAGTATTAGACTGTAAACCTGTAACAGTCAAAGGAGAAGAAGCACCTGTTGCGGTAAACCCGCCAGGGCTAGATGTTGCTGTGTAAGAGGTTGCTTCAAAGCCAATAGGGTCTGGAGTAAAAGTAACTACTGCTGCGCCATTGTTATAGGCTCTAGAGGTTCCTACATCTGTAGCTGTGCCAATTGTTGGGGCGTTAGGTACTTTCCTACGGCTAGAAGCCGTTACTCCAACAATTGACATTAGTTACTTCCTATCACAAAACAGGGAAAAGACTCTGAGCTATTGTCTCAGTAAGCCTTGATATTGTGAGGCTAAAATTACTCTTGTTCTGCAGCTGCTGAAGCTTTTGCTTGTTCAAAACTAAGCATTTTCATGACAGTGTACTCAGCAGCAGTCTGTGCCTGAAGGTCCATAAGAATCTCAGATACAGCACGGCGTACCTCAGCAAGGTTTGCTTCGTGAGCTACCTCAATGTTAAGGATGGATGTGTTTCTCTCAAGAATAACTCCACCATCTGCGCCAATAAATACAGCAAATCCTGTTAATGGCTTTGCTGGTGCTTCTTCGTGTGTGTGCTCTGTTGTCTCTTCTGACATGTCGTATTCCTTATCCGATTGGTGATTGAGGCCATACTATATTAGTAGGAAAGCCTTCTTGGTCTGTAATGTCTAATAAATCTTGGCGATACTTTGCAATAACAGCCTGCTGTTCTTCGCTGTAACTAGCCCAGCGAAGAGGGTTAGTAATGATGGTGTCTAGGTAACGCAACAAAGAACCTCGCTCATTGCGTGCCATTTCAGCTAAGTACTCCTCCGTAGGAGGTTCCGCAGGGACAAACTCTGCAATCTCTCCAGCTTCACCGCCCATAATCTGTGCGTAAACCCATTGACCTGTTTCAGCGATATCGTCTTTATCTGCGATATACCCAACAGCCTCTGTGACTCCGTTTAAGGTTAGGTCTACTGTGCATTGAAAGCGCTGGTCTGAACCTTCAATTAGACGTTTTACATCTCTTACATTACTTAGTGGATTGTTTTCCATCTTGTTATCCTATGCTACTCGTACGACAAAAGCCTGGGATTGCCCAGACCCTCTTGAAACCCATGTGCCTGATAAAGTTGTTCCGCCAGATGCTCCAGATGCAGCGCACGGTTGCAGAACTCCAACTGTGTTGTTGTAAACAGCTATTGCTCCAGCACCTGCGTTAACGGGGGTTGTCATCAAGCTTGGTCCAGTGTAATACCTTCCCCAACCATCTAATGGAATAGGGCTAGTTCTACCATTGTAATGCTTTGTATCTATAAGTAAGTATGTACCAATAGCGTAGTTAGTAGCGTTATGCGCTGTATTACCGTCAAGGATACGCCAGTTTGCTGACTGTTGTGTAGTTCCGTCTGGATAGGTTATGAAGGTAGGACCAACAGTAATTGTCATGCAACTCTCCTAAACACTTGATAGAAGTACTGCTCGTCAATGTAATCAGCATCACCAGTCCAACCAGAGGCTCTCCAAGTTCCTGGTATAGCGGTGTAGTTAGTGTTAGTTGCAGGGAAATTTACAACAGAAGAAACTGAAGTAATAAACCCAGTAACAACTTGATTGGCAGCTCCAGTGTAAGGACCACCACCCTGCACATAGTTCCAATACCAAGTAGGCCAAGGAACTAAATATCCAGCAGTTCCATTTACAGCCACATTATCATTAACATAAGATTGAGGGGTTTTAGGGTTTACCTGCATAGTCATAACAAACGCACCAACTGGATAGCCAATAGAGTAGTCTCCACCAATAGCTGCGTAAGGGGCTTTAGTAGTTTGTTGCATTCCACTATTCCAGCCAATTTGAGAACCAGTTATTGTTATAGCCACTATGCAACTCGTTCCATTAAAACAAAATAGCCATTTGTTTGATTAATTCCAGCACCGCAGGCTTGCCCCCTAGCTTTCCAAGTTCCTGCTAAAGTCCCTGTACCAACGCCGCTACCCCTAGCAAAATAAGACTGAGAACCGTGTCTAGCATCGTCAGCAGCAATAGCTATGTTTGCTGCGGGTGCAAGGTTAACAGTGCCTGCGTATATGTGGTAATACGAGTTAGCTGAGTTTAGCGACCAAAACATAAGTCCACCAGCTTCATAACCTACAGTGTTTGCGGCAAAAATACAGTTAGCAAGTATGACGTGACCATTGTTAAAGCTTTGAGCTGTTCTATCTGTGTTGTAATCTGGAGTAATTACTCCAGAAGGATAGCTACCAGTTTGAGTAGAGCCATCGCTAAAGGTACCTGTTGTGCCCGTAAATGTAATTGCCATGTGTTAGCCCCTAAGTTCTTTTACTTGCTCCTTGAGAGCAGCAATCTCTGCTGATTGTTCTTTAACCGCTTCAATAAGAAGCGCAACCATATTTGCGTAGGCTACAGCAAGCGTTCCTTCTTCATTCTCTATAATTAATTCTGGCGCAATAACCTGCACTTCTTGAGCAACAACTCCCATTTCAAGTTTTTCAGAACCAATACGGTTGTAGTTATAGCCTGTAATAGCTTTTAGTTTATCCACAGCACCTGTAATAGGTACTAGGTTTTCCTTTAGACGAGAGTCAGAGTTAATGACAAGTGTTCCTTGTACTGTAGTTGTTCCGCTAAAGTTCTGGCTATTAACTGAGTTTAACACTCCTGTTGTAGTATTAATAAAGAACGGACGCAAGGCATTCCAACTTGCAGATGCTGGAGCAGTATTCGCATCAGCAAGAAGTATGTAGAAGTCAGAACCATCATTTCTGAGAAGAGTTGTTTTTCCTGAAGTTCCATTAGCTACTGGGTGAAGGTGAATCTGGTCTCCAACATTTCCAATAGTTAAAATACCGCTCATAATTCCACCAGATAGTGGTACGGCATAAGAGCTGTAGTTGGATGTAGTAAGGCCGTTAGTAGTAGCCGCTGCTGTTGTAGCAGTAGCAGCGTTACCATCAATGCTTACTCCAGTTAAAGTCTGGGAGGCAGAGGCACGGTTTAACGCAATAGATGTGGTTCCAATGTAATGGACATCTGCTTGAAGAGCTGCCGTTCCAGTTGCTGCAGGAAGCGTAAAAGTGTTAGTTCCTGCAACTGCCGCAGGTTGTACTGTGATGGTTCCAGAAGTAGAACCAGGAAATGCTACGCTAGAAATTCCTGTTAGAGCTAAGTTTGCAGAAGCACGGTTTAATGTAACCGCTGTAGTTCCAATGTAGTGGGTTGAGTTACCAAGCACTCCAGTAGGGATTGTTCCAGAAAGGTTACCTGCTGTAAGTGAGGTTAAGTTTGCACCTGACACAGCGCCAAATGATGCGGACCAAGTACCTGTCGCAATAGTTCCAACAGTAGTTAAAGAAGAAGTAACAACGCCTGAGTTAAGGGTTGTTCCAGAAAGGTTAGCTGCAGATACTCCACTTGCGGTAGTTGCTGTTGCTGCGTTTCCATCAATACTAACTCCCGTTAGTGTCTGAGAAGCAGATGCACGGTTATTAGCTATTGCTGTAGTTCCCACATAGAAGGTATTACCCTGTAGGTCAACAGTTCCTGTAGCTGCAGGAAGAGTAATTGTGTTTGTCCCTGCGGTTGCAGCTGGCTGTAGTGTGATAGTTCCAGATGTGGAACCTGGTAATGCCACGCTTGTAATACCAGTAAGAACAAGGTTTCCTGTTGCGCGGTTTAACGCAACTGCTGTGCTACCGATGTAGACAGTGGAGTTACCTAGGATAGTTGAAGATAGAGTTCCACCAGTTAGGTTAGATGCGGTAAGAGTTGCCCAAGAAGCGGTCGTTGCATCTGTGGTTAGGAACTTACCTGAGTTACCTGTCTGAGTTGGAAGAGCGTTTAAAGTTGCCCAAGACGCAGATGTTCCATCAGTAGTTAAAAACTTACCTGAGTTAGACGTTTGTGTTGGAAGACTTACAGGGGCTGCTGCCCACTTAAGGCCAGTTGCTTGAGCGCTATCTGCAGTAAGTAGGTAACCATCTGTTCCAACGGTGACGTTAGTAAAGGCAGTTGTAGAATTACCTACAAAGATTCCGCCCTTGGTAGTGGCGCTAAGTCCTGTACCACCATTGGCAATAGTTAAGTCGTTTGTAAGAGTTAAGTCAGTAGCAGAGATAGCTCCAGTAAATGCAGCACCTGATAAAGCAGCATAAGAAGCAGCAACTTGAGCAGATGTAACTTTGCCGTCTAACTGGGTCTGTATATTGTCAGTTAAGCCATCTAGAAACTGAAGTTCTGCGTCACTTACATTTCCAAAAGTTACTGCGCCAACAAAGTTGGAAGTACCAAGTACGGTGAGAGCACCATCTATTACGGCATCACCCGTGGTGTTTAGCGAGCTAACAACAAGAGGTTCTCCGTATATATGGTTAAGCTTATTTAAAGCCACCTTGAAGCCTCCTTATGCTTGTGCTTCAGTCCAGGATAAACGTCCGTTAAGGCTTGCTGAAGTTACTGACCCACCGCTGAGGTTACGTACGCAGATGGTTACCATGTCTGGACCATCAGGGAATACGTTAGTACCATCTGTAGATGAAACAGTTGTTGTGCCACCAGCAATAACAGAGTTACCAAGTTCTCGGACAGTAGATAGGTCTTGAGAAACCACAGCAGCTTCACCAGTAACTGTACTAACGAAGTAGGAAAGGATTGGCTCACCACCTGTGATAGTGGTGTTAGCGGCGTGATACTGAACCTGTGACAGGCTTGAACCACCAACGTTCTGCCAAGTGTTACCTGTTGTGGTGTTCACTTTACCATTCAAGATAACCTCAATAAGGAAGATACCTGGGTTACCAGCAGTTGCCGCTGTTGACTGCGCAAGTACGTCCATCTGCTTAAGTGTTAACTGCATACGGTTAATAAGTTCACGTTGGCCAAACACACCAACCATACCGTTATCAACAGAAGGGGCTACACGAAGGCTTAGAAGTCCGTAACGGGTAGTTGTGCTACCGCGAGGGATTACAAGAGAAGAAGCCATACCTGTCTGGAAGATGTAAGCCTTGTCTTCATCAAAGCGACCGTCCATGATAACTGCAGAACCCCAGTGACTAGTTCCTGTTGCTACGTGACGTGAATAGAGGCGTACTGGGATAGGAGCAGTTGCAGAGTATGTAAAGGTAGTTGCTGCAGAAGCTCCGCCTGTTGCACCTGTATTTGGGTTAATAACTACGTTAGTAAGACCACGAGTTAAACCTGTAAAGGTTGTTGCAGTTTTTCCTGTGTAAGATACGTATTCAATTGCGCCCGATGCACCTGCGGCTGCTAGGAATAGTGTTCCAGCTGATGGAAAGTCAGCGGTACTTGCAACTGATATAGATGATGCAGAGCTAGCAGCAGTCGCTGTTAAAACTGTGCGTGGTGTGTCGTTAGATGCTTCATATCGTGCAGGCAAGTTACCTGAACGCATGTATGCAGCGTTCTTAACGTTAGCGTGAGTCATGCGGTGTACATAGATAACTTCACCAAACTCGTCCTTAACACCAAAGCGAATTGCTCCAGCACCATACCAAGCGTAGTCAATGTAGAACATCTGCATCTTAGAAAGATTGAGAACCATACCTGATGGGCCAGTTCCGTCAAGACGGTCAATATTAAATTGGGACTGAGACACTTTAAAGTCAACAGTCTTGCTTATAATACCGCCGTTTGTGATAGACGGGCCACGGTACTCAGGGAAGATAAACATAGAAGTATCGCTAGCAATAGACTCTACTGAGTACGTTGTACCACGAATAACAATTTTATCTCCAGGGGTTAGCTGAGATGAAAATGCTGTTCCTGTTCCTGTAACGGTCTGTGAGCCTTGCGTTGTAGCCACTTCTCCAGAAATTTGTTCTGTTGAGTCGCGGCGTACAGCGTTAAAGTTTTGCCCATCATACTCAAAGAACATACCGTTCTGGTCATCAAACATACCAATACGAACTTGAGCACCGTACCAGTTTGTAGGCGCTATGTTGATAGGCCATCCTGGTGCAGGAGTTGTTGCAGGAACAGAGCTTGCAACGTAAGTAAATGATAGAGGAGTTGGTACAGAGGCTACTGTCCAAGTTCCGTTGTACGCAGCATCTGTTGAACCAGATACAAGTATGGTTGCTCCGACACCAAGGAAATGCTCATAGTGAGTAGTAACTGTTACAACGTTAGAAGAAGAAGTGACTGAGTCAACAGCAAACACTGGCTTCATCATTGAGCCTGTTGAGAACTGAATACCCTTACCTGATTGGTAACGGAAGTACTTACGTGTTTGACGAACAATGCGAGAACCAGGTGCAGAGATACCAGTTGTAAACTTAACACCACCATCAAATGCGCGGTGAATAGATTGAGAACCTGTACGTGGTGTAAGAGAGGTTGCTAGCGATGTAATCGTACCTGTTGGGGTATCTACTACAGAGAAAGTAAATGTGTTAGCTGTAGGAGTTGTTGCAACTTCCCAAGCACCATTAGGTGGGTTAGTTGAGGCAGTTGTTCCCTTTACATAAATCATACATCCAGGAACAAGTCCGTGAGCGTTAGTTGTTGTTGCGGTAACTGTTGTGCCTGAGTTAGTAAATGCGGCACCTGCTGAAACAGATACTGGAATTGTTGAAGATGAGTAGTCAAACGCTTTATAGATAAACGTTTGAGTAGCGTCTAGAATAGAGCCGTTTGTAAGGATATTAGCTCGTGAGTAGTATGTAAATGTATCGTTAGAAACTGTAGTTGTTGCTACAGAGCGAACCATGAACCAGCCATTAGCATACGGGTCATTTGTGTCTTGGATAAAGAACTTATCTCCTACTACAAGGCCGTGTGCTGAAGAGGTAACAACAGTTACTAGACGAGAAGAGCCAGTTCCTGTGACTGCTGTGATAGTACGTGCACCACCTGAAGGTTGAGCAACTGGGTCTTGAATATCGTAGTACTGGCAAGGCTTGTTATTTACAGCGCTTAACACTTCCCATTTAGTAGGCTGTGTGCCGTATTCAAAGTCGGTATCAATAAGGGACTGAGGAGTAGACACGCGCATCTTCTGTACAGGGTCTTGTAGGGCTTCTCCTGGAAGGATACGTTCTGCAAACTCATCAATAGTGAATTGAAGCTTGTCAGAAAGCGTCATTGCTGTTGTGTTGTAATTCAATACAAGAGTAGTTGTTCCGTTGTTGCTTGAATCAATGACGGCTGTGTAGCTGGTTGCCTTAAGGCTAGGGTCT